TGCCAGTAACTCCAGCTCCGACAAGATTACGCACAGTTGGGAATACTACAGAGTCACCTGGCTTCCTAGTAAGGTCGGTCTGCAGCTGAATCATCGCGTCCATACTTGTGCCGAAGTAGGGCGAAAATTGATTTTCGCGGAGGTACTCGTCTATATCTTCACTGTAGGTCGCTAACCCACAGCCGTCCTGTTACTTGCGGACTGCTCCATGTCGCCATGAAGAGGAGACCATATCATCGCCCTCGTGGGGCGCCTGGCGCTTCGGGCCGCTTGGCCCTACTCCGCTCTCGCGGATGGTCGTTGCTCCGTCCTGCATCAGCAGGCTTGGATCAGGATTGGCTCGGAGAGCTATTCCCTGAGTTCACCAGGTTATCGACGGCCGTTGCCGACCGAAGGGGCCAAGTCAATCAACCCAGAAGTCGGACGACCATTGGATCGGGGTTAAGCCGGGTCTAGCGGCTGTGACGTTCATGTCAGCGATGACACGTACTCCTGCCTAGGGTTGGATCTCTGATCGTGAAATCGCGCCCGTTAAGCTCGGCGGCAGCCATCGCGCCCGTGACCTCGGCGGCAGGTTTGTAGTATCAGAAGTGAGGCCCGGAACTGGTTGGACAGCACCGGACCTCTGACCATTCACTGTCGGAAGGGACAGATCATGGCTAAGGCTCGTTTAGACGATCCGCTGACTGCGGACCAACTCCGGACATTGCTGGACTACGACCCAGCCACCGGTATCTTCATCTGGCGAGATCGCCCCGACATCCGCCCGTCTGCCAACTCGGGGCGACGGGGCAAGCCTGCCGGAACACCTCGCCTGAACGGCTACATCGGCATTTGCATCAACGGTCGGCATCGCTTCGCCCACCGTCTCGCGTGGCTCTATGTCCACGGTCGCTGGCCGCCACTCGAGATTGACCACATCAACGAGGATCGCGCCGACAACCGCATTGCGAACTTGCGTGAATCTACCCATAGCCAGAACAACACCAGATCCAAGGCCAAAAGAGACAACCGCAGCGGCGTTCTTGGTGTTTTTCGTTGTGGCAATCGCTGGCAGGCTCAGATCATGCATGAAGGCGCAAAATACCATCTCGGCGTTCATGCCACGATCGAGGAAGCCAAGACCGCCAGAGACAAGGCCGCCGAACTGCTTCACGGCAAGTTCGCCCGCACAGCTAGGACAGCCCCATGAGCGACACACGCGATGCGTTCGGCCCGCTGCTTCAGCGGCTACAGACCGACATGACCTCGCTGCGATCCGACATGCGCTCGCTCCGGTCGGAGCAGACGGCGCTGCGCGAATACCTGGTGAGCTTCATCGGTGCGCGGGCCAGCGAGACCGAGGCCATGATCGAGCGTCTGTTCGAGCATCTGAACAAGCGCCTGGATCAGTCGGAACGGAGCCTCGATGAGCGGCTGACCCGCATCGAGGAACGCCGCTAGAACCTCGGCCCAACCGTCCCGTTCGTCCGCTTCCTGTTCTGTATCTGACTGACCACGTCATCGAGGCTAGGCTCGCCGGTCCATGCGGCGGCCGACCGCCCCGCGACGCTGCGTGCGGTGGCGAGGCTGGGCTGCATACCGGCGGCGGGTGAGACAGGTGCGGGTTGCGACCGCGCCTCTGCCTCCCACTTCGCCCGTGCCTCTGCCTCGACCTTCGCGCGGAACTGCGCCGGATCGTCGCCAATCTCGGCCATCGCGCGGTGGCGCTCGACCTGCTGCTGCATCCAGCGATACGGATGTGGCTGGCTGTACATCTTCTGGAACAGCGTCTGATCCTGCTCGGCCATGCGCTTAAACTCAGCCTGGAGGGCACTCACCGTCTCGTCGCCGAGTTTGTCGCGCAGCATCCACTCGGAATAGTTCAGGTTCTGGTTGATCTGACGCTCCATCTCCACCTGATGGGCGTATTGCTGATAGCCCTGCGGGTCGGTGTTCGGGTCCGGCGGTGGCGCGCGATAGACCGGCTGCGGCGGTGGCTGCTGCGGACGCTGCGCCTCCTCCAGTTGCCGACGCAGTGCATCGCGCTCGCCCTCGGCGCGGGCGGCCTTCTCCTTCCAGTCCTGGCGCTTGCGGCGCTCGTCCTCGTAGGCGCGACGCGGGATGACGGGTTCGCCCTCCAGTGCGGTGGGCGGGTCAGCGTCGTCCGGCTCCGGGTCGGCCTGCTTGGCCTCCTTAGCCGGCGGCGGCTCTGTGGGCTTCTCTGTCGGCTCTGGCGTGGGTGTTGGCGTCGGTGCCGGCGTTGGCTGAGGCGCGGGCGTGTTATCGCCTGCCTCGCTGGCGAGGAATGCGTCGAGTTCTGTAGCCATGTTAGGGAGTTCCCGTTACTATGCGGAACCCGGCGCTGTTTCAGCAGCAACCGGGTCCCTGACCATCCCGCTGCCAGGAGCAAGCGACATGGCTGACCAAGATATAGACGAAATCTGGCGCCCTATCCCGACCCACCTTAACTACGCCGCTCCTAGTTCACAGATTAGTCGCGAAGGCTTTCATTCCGAACCCAGACGACAAACCCTGCGTAAACCACATCAACTTTGATATATCTGATGCACGCGCCACTAACTTAGCATGGTGCACCCATAAGGAGAACGCAGCTCACTCTTACCTTGCCGGAAGATATAATTCGCTACCAACCCATGTTGGCGTCAACAATTCAAAAGCCAAACTTAGTGAGGATGACGTGCGAACGATCCGCAAAATGTCGGCAGAAGGTGTGCCTAAGACCAAGATCGCCAGACTATTCGGTATAGACCGGGCCGCAGTCTACAGGATCGTATGCCGGCTGCAGTGGAAGCACATTACCTAGGCTGTCCGGGCGATGCGGGCTGAGGAATGGGCGTCCGAAGCAAGCGATTGGTCTGCACCGCCGTATTAACTGTCTTCGCTTGAGTGTTCCTTAGTTCCGCCTGCTTCTTCTGCAGATCAGAGACGTGGTGGGCCATAGCCATTTCCGGCGTCATCTGCGTTGGATCAACCGGCGGTGACTGTGGCTGTGCGGCGTTGTCGGCCGTGTATGGCTGGCCGTAGGGCGGCGCACTGTATTCGGCGTGCATGCCGTGAACGCCGCGCACGCTGTTGATCTTGCGCTCCTGCGCGAGTGCCATGTCGGCCTGCGCCTTGGCCTGCTTGCCCTGGATGTCGGCCGCCTTGTCGGCAGTGGCGATCTGCTCGGCCTTCTGCTGCTTCTCCGCGTTGGCTTTCTGGTGCTCCTTGAGCCGTTCCAGCAGCATCTCCTTGTCACGCAGCCCAGACGCCGCAATCAGCACCTCCGGCGGTATCAGTCCCGGCTGCATGCCGGCCAACTGCACCAGTACCTGGAACTGCTCATTCTGGATGCTGGGCACATCGATGCCCTCGGCGATGCTGATGTCCACGTCGAGCGAGGTGATGTCGTTCTCGACCTTGATGACCTGATAGAGCCGAGGATCGCCGGGCACGAGCTGCATGCGTTGCGCCGTCATGGCGCGCTTTTCGTCGTCCATCTTGGCCAGCATGTCGATCACACGGACGGGTTGGTTGATGCCGACATACCGCACGTCGTTCAACTCATCGGTGACCCGCACCCACTTGCCGCCAGACCAGAACTCACGCGCAGCCATCCACGCCATTTCATAGACGCGCCGGCTCCACATGCGCAGCGCATCGGCCAGCGGCTCGTTGGCGGCCTGCCCGCCGGCCTGCTGTGCCAATATCGCGCGACCGGACAGCTCGCGTGGATCGGTGCCACCCATCGCTGCGTTCGGCCCGGCAAGCTGCATCTCGGCGGTCGCATGCTGCAGCAACTGGAACTGCCCAGTCGCCAGTTCCGCGCCACTCTCGATCTCAAACTTGAGGCCCGGCATGATCTCGACGTAGCCGTCCGGCTTGGCGACCTCGCGGCGCGCCTTGTCCACGTCCTGCACCGCGCCCTGCTCGGCGATCACCTGGCGCACGCTCAGCAGATGCAGCGCCTTGCTGCGGCGCTTGTTGATCTCGTCCTGCAGCGAGATCAGCATACGGATCATGCCGTAGCGGCCGTTCTCGCGGTTGATGTAGCTGGATTGCAGCAGCAACCCGCAGGCACTGCGTCCGCGCCGATCCTTCATCTTGCTTTTCTGCGGTGCGGCCAGCATGCCGTGCTTGGTGTACGTCGCCCGATACCAGACGCCACGCTCCAGCCAGTGGCATTGAACAAGGCGTACACGGCGGCGGTTGTTATCTGTCCAGAACGCGGTTTCCGGCCGGTCGTTGTAGTGGAAATCGACGGTGCTGAAGCTGTCCTCGATGACATCCAGCGCGTCTGGATACATCTCCTCCAACTGGTCACGATCGACCCAGATCACGATCCCCTTGTATCTGGCGTCGGAGAAGTCGAACGACCTGCTGTGCGGGTCATACCAGACACGATCCCACGGAACGTGCGTGATGGTGACGTTGGCGCCACCGTTGCCGTCGTCCTCCAGTCCGATCTCAGCCGCGCCGGCTCCCTCCACCAGCATGTTCTCGTAGACACTGCTGCGGATCATGCTGAAATTGTTGTCGTCGGCGATGAACCGCAGCGCCTGCGTGGCAGCGTCGGCGAGGTCTTCCTCTTGTGGTGTGCGCGCATACGCCTTCGGGTCAGTGCGCGCCTTGCGCTCAATGCCGCACAGTAGCTGGATTTTCTCGATGCACTTGTTGATGACGATGGCGGGTTGGCCGCGCTTCTTCAGTTCTGCCAGTTCCTCCTTGGTCCACTGGGCGCCATCCACATAGTCACGGTCGCGCTGCGCCAGGGTGATCTCGTCCTGCCGCGCCATCTCCGACTCTTCGAACCACCTGACCAGTTCGTCGTGCAGTTCATCGAGGTCGCGCGGATACTCCGACGCGGCAGATGCACCGACGACGGCTGGCTCGTTCTGCGGATCGAGAGGTGGGATGATGGCGAGTGCGTCGCTCATGGCTGCGGCATCATCAGTTGGTTCTGTTGCATGAAATGCTTCGCCAGATCGGGCCGCTGCCGGAGCAGTTCGAGCAGCAACGGATGCGTCAGCGCGTTTTGCCCGCCGCCGATCCGCTCGACGCCGTAGTTATGCCGCGCCGGGTTCGCCTCCTCTGGCGTGACGTGCGGCATGGCATTGCCAGGGTCCGCATACGGGTCCACCGCCATGCGCGGGTCAGTGTTGATCGCGCCACGATACAGACGGCCCGTGAAGTCGGCTGGCGGCTGCCGCTCGTATATGCTGCTGATTGCCATGGCTGTTCCGGGTTAAGTGTCACCGAACCCAGGAGCCGGGCGCGCTCGGTGACCACACGCGGGTTACACGCCGGGAGGAAACCGGGCGCCGGCTTGGGTGTTGTGGCAGTCCGCTCCGCAGGCCGTTCGCCGGTAGCATGGCACCTGCGGAGTGGCCGCCGTCTGGCCTCACCAGGTGCGGTTCTT